AACGTCTCCGCTGAGCCGGTGCAACTCAGCGTACGCTTGAGGTGTATTCAGGTCCTGGCACAGCGCCCTTACGACAGGGTTATCGCCGGGGTTGCCCGTTCCAACATTCTCGTGATCTGCCGTGGCATGCCACCGATCAAGAGTGTCGTTCCAGCTCGATCCGTTGGGATCAAAATTCAAGGGCTGCCGGTAGTGCGCGGATAGCAGCATCATCCTCACGGCGGCCCCACCTTGGGAGGCTATCAAGTCGCCGACATCGACGATGTTCCCCGTGCTCTTGGCGATCTTCCGGCCTCTGTACAAAACCATGCCGTTGTGCAGCCAGTACCGGGCGAGCGTTCGACCCGGGTGGGCACAGGCACTCTGGGAAATCTCACAGTCGTGATGGGGAAAGCGGAGGTCGGCACCCCCGCCGTGGATGTCCACGCCGGAGCCGAAGACGGCCTCGATCATCGCGCTGCATTCTATGTGCCAACCGGGTCGGCCTCGCCCCCACGGGCTGTCCCATCCCGGCTGGTCGGCCTCGGACGGCTTCCAGAGGACGAAGTCTTCCGGGGAACGCTTGTAGGAGATGTCGCCCACGCGCTCCGATGCCCCGCTCTCAAGGTTCTCGGTCGCGTGGCGAGCCAGAGCACCGTGCTGCGGGAATGAGGAGATGTCGAACAGGACATGCCCCTCGGAGGCGTAGGCGTGGCCGCGCGCCACCAGCTCGCCGATCATGGCCAGGATCTCGGGGACCGACCCCGTCGCCCGCGGCTCGTGATCAGGGCGCAGGCAGCCGAGCGCGTCGACGATGCGGTGAAACTCGGCGGTCGTGCGAGTGGTCAAGTCGTCGATGCTCACGCCCTCCTCCCGCGCGCGCACCATGATCTTATCGTCGATATCCGTGATGTTCCGAGCGTATGTCACCGACGGATAAAACAGTTTCAGCAACCGATACAGCACATCGAAGACGACAGCCGGGCGGCAATTGCCTAGGTGCGGTGTCCCGTAGACAGTAGGCCCGCACACATACATCCGCACACACTCGGGATCCTCCGGCGTGAACAGCTCGGTCTCACGTGTGAGAGAGTTGTGCAGGTGGATCAGACGTTCTTGAACTTCGGCCATCGCGTTTCTCCAACACGGACGACATCGACGATCTGCCGATAGGGCTTGCCCCAGCGATCGCACTCCTCGCCTCGCGCATTGACGAAATACGCGTAGCCCTCAAGGTCCTTAGTCGGCAACAGCTCACCGACGACAATTTCGTCGATGCCGGGGAGCGGATGCTTCCGCAGCTCCGCAAGGCGGGCATCCGCATCGGCAATGCCCTTCACGCTGCATGGGAACACCCACAGCACCGTCTTCCCATTGAGCGGCACGACCCGGGTGCGGGGATGGTACCCGCCGAATGCATCGAGCACCCGCTGAAACAGGCTCAGCTCCTTCTCTTTCTTCTCCGACATCGACGCACCTTCCCCGGCCAGATTGGGCCACTTCGGGCGCACTTACAGCGTCCGCAAGCATAAAGGTAGCACTTCCCGGTCCATTTTAATTAAATACTATAAAAACAACACCTCCATGTCCTCACAAACCCCCGACGCAATCAAGAAGCCCAACCAGCAAGTCACGTACAGCCCTCAGCAGATGGTCGAGTTCGTCCAGTCCGCTGACGATCCGATGTACTTCCTGCGGACATTCATGAAGATCCAGCACCCCAAGCTTGGATCGCTGCCGTTCGAGCCGTATCCGTTTCAGGAACGTCTGATCAAAGCCTTCGCAGACAACCGCTTCTCGATCGCCCTTACCGCCCGTCAGATGGGCAAGACGACGTGTGCAGCCGGTTTTCTTTTGTGGAAAGCGATGTTCACGCCGGACACCTGCATTCTCATCGTCGCCAACAACCACTCGGGCGCGATGGAGATCATGTCGCGCATCAAGTACGCGTACGAGAACCTGCCGGACCATGTCCGCGCGGGCGTCACCCTCTATAACCGCAAGGAAGTCGCCTTCGACAACGGCTCGCGCATCGTCAGCCGTGCGACCTCTCCTGACGCGGCCCGCGGCCTCTCGGTCACGTTGCTCTACTGCGACGAGTTCGCATTCCTGCGCACCGCTGATCTCGCCCGAGATTTCTGGACCTCCGTTCAGCCGACGCTGTCGACCGGTGGATCTTGCATCATCACCTCGACCCCGAAATCGGATGAAGACCAGTTCGCGGAAATCTGGAAAGACGCGATCAACACCACGGACGATTACGGCAACGAGCGTCCCGACGGCCGCGGCAAGAACGACTTTTTCGCCATCAAGGTGCCGTGGAACGAGCATCCGGAACGCGACGAGGAATGGGCCCGCCCGTTCCGTCAATCTCTCGGCCCGGCGCGATTTGCTCAGGAGTTCGAATGTTCGTTCGTCAGCGATGACGAAACGCTCATTGAGGCCACCAAGCTTTCCCGTCTCGAAGGCAAGGCTCCGATCGGCTACACCAACACGGTGCGCTGGTTCAAGGATCCGGAGCCGAACAGGGCCTACGTCGTTGGCCTGGACCCGAGCTTCGGCACCGGCGGCGACTACGCCGCCATTCAGGTCTTCCAGTTGCCGGAGATGGAGCAGGTCGCCGAGTGGCAGCACAACGGCACACCGCCCAAGGGGCAGGTTCGCGTGCTCCTACAGACCCTGCACATCCTCAATCAGGAGCTAAGGGCCCATCCCGACCAGCACGGCGAACCCGAGATCTACTGGACCGTGGAGAACAACAGCATGGGCGAAGCCCTGCTGGTGATCATCAACGACACCGGCGAGCACAACTTCCCCGGCCAGCTCATCTCGGAAAAGAAGCGTCCTGGCTCTTCCGCGTCCCGCAGTCGGATCCGCCGAAAGGGCCTGTGCACGACCCCGCAGTCGAAGCTTGCCGCGTGCCTGCGCTTCAAGTCCCTGGTTGAGAGTGGTCGTGCCAAGCTCCACTCGAAGGAGCTGATCAAGCAGCTCAAGTTCTTCGTTGCCACCGAGGCATCGTTCAAGGCAAAGCCGGGCATGAACGACGACCTCGTCATGGCGACGATGCTGTGCGTGCGCATGGTCGACCGGGCGATCGCTCGCGGTACCGACGCCGGAGACCTCCTAGAGCACATCCATGAGAGCGAGGTGTTCAAGGAGCCGATGCCCGTCGTGGTCTGACGCGCTTAAAACGACATCCTCCCGAACGGCTTAGCTTGACCCGCTCGGGACCCCCGGCCATGTTCGAACGGTATTTTCGTTCACGCATTCTTTGAGGCCATTGTGAGTACCGATTGCCGAGGCGGGTTTTCCGCCATCGCTGTCGCGCGTCCCGTTTCCGGAGGTGCGCGATGAGCCAGGAGCGTAAATGCACGATCGGCGTGATCACGCCAGATCAGCAGCTCTTTTTCGTCATCTACGACCGCTCCGAAGTCGCGAAGATGGCGGCCGAGTTACCCCTGGGCGAAACGGTGGACGTCGAGGACGAGGTCGATCGCGCAGGCGATCACATCGAGATGCTGGTGCGCCAGTACATGCACACCGGCGATCCCGAGCCTGTCATCCCGAGCCTCGCCGCCAGCACCTTCCGGCTGCTCTCGGCCGAGATGAAGTCTGAAGCCTTCGAGATCATGGATTTCATGATCGTCCAGCATGATGCCGTCAGTGGTGACATGATGACGGAAGGGTTCGCCGACATCGACGAGTGGAATGACGCGATCGAGTCGGCAATGCTCGACTGCTCCGTGCGCGCGGAACTCGGGCTTCCGATCCCGAGGACCACGTATCAGGTTGGCGGAAAGCCCACTCTGCACTGAATACTCTCTCACCGTTACTTTAGGTCTTTTCAGATGTCTTCTTGCCTGAGCTGCCAAGCGCAGGGCGGCTGCGAACTCGCGTCCGCTCCTGACGATCACTACGAGATGCACGTGACGGTCGAGTCTGCGGATGTCGACGCGTTCCGCTGCGCCTGTGCGGTGATCGGGGTGAAGCCGATCCTCCTCGACCTGCACCTGACCAAGGGCGGCATCATGAAGGATCTGATGACCTCCTCGCGCTTCCGCGGCTCCTATGCTGGCGCCAGGGCGCGTCTCGACGAGATCGCCGCGCAGCTCACCGAGCAGGGCTATAAGGTCGTCCGGAAGAAGCTGGAGACCACGCCGTGGAACGAGGAGGCCAAGGCGCGCCACCTCGGCTACTTCGAGAGCCACCTGCCGGTAGAGACCACGCCCGAGGGCGTCGACGGCCTGCGCGAGATCGCCCGGCGGATCAAGGCCCACGTCTCGCGCAATGCCTTCAAGGCGAATGAGGGAACGGTGGTGATGATGACGACGATCCGCGAGCACGGCTTCACCGCGGAAGCTTTCGCCGCTCGGGTCGATGAGGCTGCCGGGACCCTGCGCGCGGCCGGGTTCGTCGTCGGAAAGGTCATCTCCGAGTTCGCTGCGTTCGACACCAATGTCGATCACGACGCGGCCTGGACCGAGAAGGCCGAATAATAGCGTCCAGAGAATATTTCGCGGCGATCGCCCGCGGATTATCGTTCTAGCATCATGACATTCCGCAACGAAAGCAACCTCGTCTTCACAGACATCAGCTCGGAGGCTGAGCGGACCTACACCTTTCCCGGCGGAGACGTCGTCAAGGTCCAGGGTCCGTTGCAGCTCAACGTCAGCCCCAGCGGCGGCCATCGCGTCTTCGCGCAGGACGGCTGCCACTACATTCCGGCTGGCTGGATCCACCTCCACTGGAAGGTCCGCGACGGCGCCCCTCACTTCGTGAAGTGACCCGGACCCGGTCGGTGAAGCCCCTCTACATCGTCATCAACCGGCACCGGATCTTCTCAAACCGCAAGAAGCCGGTCGAGGAGCACGAGCCGGTGGTGCGGGTGACCCGCGGCAAGCACGGCAAGCCTGTCTACTGCGACACCTACACCATCCACGGCTCCTCGACGGCGCTCAACGGCTACGGCGAGCCGGTCATGCCCTGCGGGGCGACCTTCGCCATCACCACCACCGCCCCCGTGACCCTGTTCACGCGCGACGGCGGCACCACGGAATTGCCAGGAGAAAACGTTGACCCCGCATGAATTTACCTCCGCGCTGAAGGCCGTCGGTGTGACCGGTGAAGGCGAAGAGATCGTCGTCATCACCGAGGAGGGCATCTCCTATGCCGGGAGCTGGGCCCGGGTTGAGGGCACCCTGAACCTGATCACACTGACAGGCGTGGGGGTCAAACGCGCGCTCGACGTCACCCGCGTCTACGCGGTGTGGACGTACAAGCCCAGCGATCTCGGCTGATAGCCGTGCCGCCGTTCGCCTGGATCATTGACTCCGGGATCGAGGATCGGTCGCCGGACCACACGGGCTTCCCTAAGCTCTCAGAGGCAGTCGCAGAGGCCGGGATGCCGGTCTTCCGCTTCTCCCTGGCCCACGGCGCACGGATGCCGTCCCTGGACATGCCTGAGGGCGCGATCGCCTATGTGTACGGATCGATTCCCTTCGTGAACCGGGTCCTCAACGCCCATACCGAGCGGTGGATGCCGGTGGCCAATGCAGACCGCTCCTCGCTGTCCTACGGACAGATGGCCACCTATCTCGGCGCGCGGCTCCTGAACGAAGATTTCGTGATCCTGCCGTTCTCGGAGGTCGTGCGGCGTCGCCCGGCATCCTTCGGCGGCGCGATCTTCCTCAAGCCGTTCTCGAACGCCAAGGTGTTCACCGGCCTGTCGATCACCGAGGAGGAGTTCGACCACGAGGTCAACTGCCTGCGCCAGATCCAGCGTCCGGACGAGCATCTGCTGTGCGTGGTCGCGCCGGTCAAGGAGATCGTCGGCGAGTACCGTTTCGTCGTCGTGGACCGGAAGGTGATCACGGCCTCACAGTACCGCTGGGACGGCAAGCTCGACGTCCGGATCGACATCCCCGACGTCTGCCGGGCCATGGCCGAAGAAGTCGCGTCCCTGCCAGATTGGCAGCCGGATGACGCCTACGTCGTCGACGTCGCCCACCTCCCAGACGGGAGCGCTCGCGTGATCGAGATGAACGCCCTGTCGACCTCCGGCCTCTACGCCTGCGACACACGAGCTGTTGTTGCGGCGGTCACAGATAACCTGCGTAAGTTGTTTTCCGATGAACCATGACGTCATACACGTCCAAGCACTTCGCGAAGTCGATGATGACACTTGGGCCATGCTCTCAGACGCGATGCGTCAGCAAATGCTCACCAATCGCGTCCTTCTTCGACAGCACAATCGCAACGCGTGGCAGAAGCTGACGGACGCCGCGAGCGAATGGTGTCTCGACAACGCCACTGGTTTCTTCAGGGTCACGCCGCGAAGCCACGTCGACGGCCGGTATGAGGCTGTCGTCTGGTTCGAGCACGAGAGCGATGCCGTGAACATCAAGTTTCGTCTCGAAGGCGAGAAACTGGATTAAAAGGATGACCAACAAGATCCAAGAGACCAGTTCCGTTCGCTCGTACAACATCATTGATGACGCTGATTGGGAAGAACTCGACGCGGAAACCAAGCAAGCTATGCGCTCGCGTCGGCTACTGGTCTGGCACAAGAACCGTCCGAGCTGGCGAGCGGACGTCATCTACTACTACACGGAATGGTGCCTCGAAAACGCCAGCGGCCTCGTCAGGTTGACGAAGCCGCAGGGCTTTTCAGATTGCATCCTGATGTGGTTCGCGTGCGAGGCCGACGCCGTGGCATTGAAGCTCCACGCGGACGGACGCGTGGTCGCCTAGGCGGCTTGCGCCTGGACGACGTGATGGCTCTCGACGATCGAGAAGATGTCGAGAAGCGGTTCCCTCACCAGTGCCATCAGCATCGCCACGAGCGCGTCATCGGCTTCGTCGAAGCGACGCGCGGCCGTGCGGGTGACGGCACTCCCCTCGGTCTTGCGCTGTGTGACCACGTGGGTCAGCACATATTGCGGTTTGTAGCCCTTCCTGTGGATCTCCACGATCTCCCAGTCACATGCGCCGAAGACCCATCCGGCGTCTGAGCCCTGGAAGAATCCGTAGTTGACTGGATTGGGGCGCCCTAGCGCCCTCATTCCGCTGATGAATTTCTCTTCGAATACGGCACGGCCTTCGTCGGACGAGAAAACTCGCAGCATCGTCGATTCCCTCCTCGAACACCTCCCTTTCTAGAGCCGACGAAATTTTCGTCAAGGGCCTCGCGTCCGCCCGGCGGGCAGCGTCGGATAAATATCCGATCTATTAGGGCCAGCCAGTGTCTTTCGACAAACTCGCAAAGCAAATCTTCAAAACCCTTCGTACTTTCCTGTATGAGGTCATGTTGTTCGGCGATGACGGCAACACCGTTCTCGAACCCGAGGATGCACGCCGTTTCTTCGCGCCGAAGCAGAACCTTCTGGTGTCGCTCATCGACGACGGCGACAACTCCGCCGTTCGCGTCTTCCTGTCTCCGGACACTCAGGTGTCTTCTGTAGAGGGAATGCTCGACACCCTTCGCGCAATCACGACTAAATATAACAAACTATTTCGGATTGCGAAAAGCGAGGAGAAGATCCAACCGCGCGATTTCGCCACCAAGGCTTCGGTCTCTGAGCATAGGGAGAAAACAATGAATATTCTTGAGGGCCTGTACGGAACATCGCGCAGCTCCTATCTTCGCCTTGAGAACGCGCGCATGATCGTTCGGCACTCAAGCCGCATCAACGAAAACGACTTCGGTGCTCGTGGACGCAACATCGACTCGATCCACATCGAGAACGCCCGCGGTGAGCGCGTGCTGTTCCCGACCACGCAGCTCGCCCCGGCGCGCGCGATGGCGCACCACGTCAACAACGGCGGCTCCTGGGCCGATGAGATCGGCGCGCAGATCAACCGCATGGCTGCGGACTTCGCGCACCTCGGCGCCGCGTCGCGCCACATCTACTCCTGCGGCAACGATCTGGCCGAGAGCGCCGGTGAGATCCGCGAGAACTGCCGCGCTGCGATCCGCGAGATGCGCCGCACCTTCGAGGGCCTGTGCCGCAAGACCCGCTACGCCGAGGTGTGCGAGACCCTGCGCGCCGCGGCCGATCAGCCCCTGAACGAGGGCGCCGGTGAGGACCTGTCCGAGCGCGTCGCCGCGATGGCCGCTCTCCTGAACACCTCGACCGTCTCGCTGTCCGAGGCCGTGCTTGAGAGCGTCGTCAAGATCATGGAGATGCCCCGCAAGAGTGCCGAGGACAAGATGGAGATCATCGGCCTCCTGGGTGACCTCCTGGCCGCCACGGGCCTGCGCGATCAGCCGATCAAGGTCAACAAGGCGGCCTGGGACGAGCTGAAGGATCACAACCACCTCGACCTCTCTCCGGACTTCAGCTTGGCGACCTCCGCGGACGCGCCGTCGGTCCTCCAGCCGGTTCACTACCAGCTCGGGATCAACCGCTCGAAGATGCTGACGGCCCCGTCGATGCCGAAGTTCACGAACGCGATGGCGCGCCACTGCTACGTGCTCAGCCAGATTGCTGAAGCCTGCAACGATGCCTCCATGGGCAACCTCCTGGGCTTCATCGCCAACGAGCGTCCGCACCTGAAGGGCGGCGAGGCCGCCAAGCGTCTGGCCGCCGTCATGGACGTGATCGCCCGCAAGGCGTTTGCGGCTGCCAAGGTCGACCCGAACGAGCTTGAGGTCCAGGCCCGCGCCTCCGACGACCGCCCGGTCGGCGATTTCCGCCACGCCGGTCCCACGGCTCCGGAGAAGGAGCCCCACGCCCGCGCCCTGGCCGATTGGTTTGACGGCTTCGATGCCGATCGCCTCGTCGAGTTCGACGACGGCTCCTTGGACGATGAGGAAGAGGGTGTTGTCGAGGCAGACGACTTCGACGGCCTGACCTCGGACGAGGACGAGATCGATGACCTCGATCACGACGATATGGACCCGATGATCGCCGACGAGGATGGCGAGGACGATGACAGCCGGATCCTGTCCAAGGAAGACATCCTGCTGCCGAAGAACCCCGGCCGCGATCTCAAGCGCGAGGTCACCCCGACCACGGTCGTGGACCCGGCCGACGGCGAGGAAAAGGTGCCGGACACCGACTACATCGGGCGCCTTCAGACCCTGGCGGGCGTCAACCGCTACTGAGACCAGTGACGGGCCTTCGGGCCCGTTTTCTTTTGAAGCATCTTATAATCCAGAGATAACACTGACGACGGCTCCGTAAATAGATAGTCCTTCTAAGGCTATTGTCGTAGCATTTAACGTCGTCATGAAATTTGCTAAGTTTATTTTTGCAGCTCTAGTTTTCGTCGCCCTGCCACTAAAGGCCGCCACTGCTCCGGTCATCATCTACGAGGACAACGGCGGCGACGTCGAAGCCTACAATGGTCGCTTCGAACAGATTGAGATGAGCCACAAGCCCGTGGTCCTCGCCGGGAGTTGCTACAGCGCCTGCGTTCGCTTCATGAAGCTCAGCAACATCTGCGCGACACCTGAGGCCCATTTCTACATGCACGCGATCACCAACAACAAAGACAAGGCGATGCCGAAAGACAGCCGAGAAGACACCCGGGAGCACGAGACCGCAGAGTCGTACAGATTGCAGGACAAATATCACGCCTTCAGTTTTCATCTCGTTCGTGGCTGGCATCCGGACAAGCATCTCGAAGACGGAGTCTCGATTGTCTACGAACAGGATCCGGAACATCCGAGTATGTACCACCAATACCTTCGCGTGCGCGCGAACAAGCTGATCCCTAGCTGCACACCGCGTTAATACCAACGCTAACACTTCGTCTTTGCCAATGACTACGCGGGTTTAATTCGTTTCAACCCGTCGGTTCATGTATAAATAGGAAGTCATCAATTGATGACTTGGCAAATATCGCTTCGGCGAACCTATTTTTACTTAACTTATTGGCAAAGGAATACATGACACCTATTGAACGTCTAAAGGCAAAGCTCGCAGAGAACAAGGAAAAGGCAACGGGTAAGGGTCGTCGCACGACCTCTTCTGGTGATAACGCCAGCTACCCCTTCTGGAATATCCCGGACGGTTCGAGCGCCACGCTCCGCTTCGTCCCGGACGCCGACCCCGAGAACGATTTCTTCTGGGTTGAGCGCCAGACCATCAAGCTCCCCTTCGCTGGCGTCGTCGGCGGAGACTACCCCACTGACAAGGACGTCGAGGTTACCGTCCCCTGCGTCCAGATGTTTGGCATGCAGTGCCCGGTCGTCAACGCCATCCGTCCCTGGTGGAAGGATGAGAGCAAGATCGACCTCGCTCGCAAGTACTACCGCAAGAAGAGCTACCTCTTCGCCGGTTTCGTCGTGAACTCCCCCTTCGAGGAGGAGAACGTCCCCGAGAACCCGATCCGTCGGTTCGTCATCAACGCCTCGATCTTCCAGAAGATCGAGAAGAGCCTGTCATCTCCGGAGATGGAAGACATGCCGACCGACTTCGTCGGTGGCTGCGACTTCATCATCCAGAAGGACAAGCGCGGCCAGTACGCGAACTACGATGCCTCCAACTGGGCGCGTCGCAACCGTTCGCTCTCGGACGCGGAGCGCGAGGCCATCGAGACCTTCGGTCTCTACGACCTCAAGCAGTTCCTCGGCGAGAAGCCGGATGGTGACCGCGTTGCCGCGATCGCGGCGATGTTCGAGGCTTCGCTGGCTGGCGAGCCCTTCGATATGGACTCGTTCGGCGAGTACTACCGCCCGTACGGCACCCGCGACAGCGGTGACCGTTCCGCAGCTCCGGCCTCTACGGCCGCTGTGACCGCCGCCGCGGCCACCGCCCCGGTCGAGGTCACCGAGTCCGCCCCCGCGGCTGGCTCGAACAAGCCGAACCCCCAGGAGATCCTGGCGCGGCTGAAGCAGCGGGCCGGAAAGTCCGCCTGAGGTCCCTGAACCTGCAAACTCACTGAACCGGGGTGTCTTCTCGACGCCCCGGGCCGAGACGCCGTGAAGTCCTTGTGTCTTCACGGCTATTTTTTGCTCGCGACAATCATAAGGAATATATGAAACCATTTGATCTCACAAAATTGAACAAAATGCTCGATAAGAGGGGGCTCAGCACTGGCTTCTTCGACCCTCGCGACTGGATCGATACGGGCAACTACGCCCTCAATTATTGCATTTCTTCGTCGTTCTTCAAGGGCGTACCGCTCGGCAAGGTATCTGTATTCGCCGGTGAGTCCGGCTCCGGCAAGTCCTACATCGCCTCCGGAAACATCATCCGCAACGCCCACAAGCAGGGCGTGACCACAATTATCCTCGACAGCGAGTATGCACTGGACAGGAGCTGGATCAGCAACCTCGGTGTCGACACGTCGAGCCCGCTGCTGACACGCGCGTCGGTGTCTCTCGTCGATGATTGCGCCGCGGCGATCAACGACGTCATGGAAAGCTATGTGAAGGATTACGGCGAACTCCCCTACGAGGAGCGCCCGAAGCTTCTCTTTGTCATCGACTCTCTCGGCATGCTTTCGACCCCAACCGAGGTCGACCAGTTCCAAAAGAGCGAGATGAAGGGCGACATGGGCCGCAAGGCCAAGCAGCTCAAGGCGCTCGTTACGCAAGCCCTAAAGATGTTCGGTCCGCACCCGATCGGGCTGGTGGCGACGAACCACACCTACCAGTCGCAGGACATGTTCAACCCTGACGACAAGGTCAGCGGCGGCGCCGGGTTCATCTACGCCTCGTCGATCGTCGTGACGATGAACAAGCTCAAGCTGAAGGAAGACGCCGAAGGCAACAAGACCGGACAGGTGCACGGCATCCGTTCGAAGATGAAATGCATCAAGAGCCGCTACGCCAAGCCGTTCGAAGAGGTCGAGATCGAGATCCCGTGGACGACCGGCATGAACCCGTACTCCGGGCTGCTCGATCTGTTCCAGAAGATGGGCGTGATCACGAAGGATGGCAACAAGCTCAAGTACGTTGCCGATGACGGGACCGAGTTCAAGCACTTCGAGAAGGCATTTAAACGCGACACTGAACTGCTTGACCGCATTATGCGTGAAGTGGAAAATCGACCCGAAAATTCGGAGACCGACGGTGTCGACGAGACACCGGAAGATTCAGACAATGACTAAGGAGTGTCGTTTTCTCTTTGAGATCTGGGAGCAGGTCCGGGACGTCGTCCCGTCGGCTCGCCGGACGGATGTCGCCACTGGCATCATGCGCGCGTTCGCCGAGTTCGGCTACGACGAGCGTGACCTTGCCGACATCGTCGACGAAGATCCCCAGCTCGCCAAGGCGTACCGCGATGTCTTCGACGTCGAGGTCGATGACGACACCGACGGGGACTCGGAAGACGACGAGTAGCCGATGTCAGATTGGCTACGAGCGATCATGGCCAAGCCTGACGATTTGACCGTCGTCGCCGAGGCAATCGCCCACTACGAGGGCGTTTACATCGACGGGATGAGCAAATTGAAGCCCGATGGAACCTTGTGGGAAACCGCAAAGGCTCTGCCGGGCTGGCAGGCTTACTTCTACGGTAAATTCTGCGAGATCCAGTCCATCGTCGAATACTACGACCACAGGGCGTCGCGCGCATACGGTGCGGCGCTCAAGCTTTACCTCGAAAACTACAACGGCCGCTCCCTCTCAGAAGCTACGGCCAAGAAGTACGCCGAGGCCGATACGACGGTCCTCGATATGCGAGAACTCGGAAACGAGTTCAAGCAGCTCTCGGGAAAGATCCAGGGCCTGACCAAGGGACTGGAGTCTTTGCATTTTCAAATGACCAATTTGGTTGCCCTGCGCAAAGCGGGGATCGAGGACGCATTGTTTTAATGGACATTACCAACGTCGTTCCCACCCTGAAGTACCTTGGTGCCACCATCCGCCACAAGTATTTCGTCTACCGCGCCGGTCGCTGGACCGGGGCGTCCACGTGGCGCCTGCTCAAACACGACTGGACGAAATTCTCGTGCGCGGAGGCCCCGCATTACGGCCGCCGGTTCTACGGCTCGAACGATGACCCGGACGGGTTCGATCGCGCCTGGAACCATCACTCCAAGGCCAACGACCACCACTGGGAGTACTGGATCCCGATCACCACGCACACGCTCTCGAAGACCGCACCGGGCGAGCCCCTGGCGATGTCCGAGGCGGCCGTGCGGGAGATGGTGGCCGACTGGATGGGCGCCGGGCGCGCCTACAAGGGCGCGTGGCCGCACGAGAACGGCCCCGACGACTGGCCCTGGTGGAACGACAACAAGGACAAGATGCGCCTGCATCCGGACACCCGGATCTTGGTCGAGGCTGTCATCGCCGAAACTTACACCAGAAGAAAAGAAAATCCGTGACTATTTTCTACACTGCCGACCCGCATTACGGGCACAACAGCATCATCAAGCTGGCCGGAAGGCCGTTCGAGACCACCGAGGACATGGATGCGGAGCTGATCCGACGCCACAACGAGGTGGTCGGCGCCGACGACACCGTCTACGTCCTGGGCGACTTCACCTTCAAGGGGAAGACCCGCTGCGAGGAGTACCTGTCGCAGCTCAACGGCCACAAGCACCTGATCCTCGGCAACCACGATCCCGAGAGCACCCGGATCCAGCCCGCCTGGGCCTCCGTCCGGAGCTACGCCGAGATCACGGACGGTGAGGACAAGGTCATGCTCTTCCACTACCCCATGCGGGAGTGGAACGGCTGCTACCGCGGTACCTTCCACCTCTACGGTCACGTGCATGGCGGCGCCCCGCCTGCCGGGCGCTCGCTCGATGTCGGCGTCGACTGCTGGGATTTCCGGCCGGTGACGATGGAGCAGATCAAGGCGCGTCTCGCCGAGGTCGGCACCCTCGACACCCTGGTACCTCACCACGGTCGCACGATCGAGAAGGCCGCCTGATGTCGGAGCCGCGCGCCTACACCGCTCAGGAGTGCCGTGAGGAGTTCCTGGGCGTCGTCGACAACCTGACCCGCTACTGGGCCCGCCTGCCGGACAAGACGCCTCAGGAGCGCCTGGATGGCCTCGTGCACTCGCTCCTGTGCGTCTTCGACGGCGTCAGCGGTAGCTCCGGCTGCGGCTACATGCTGGTGCCGTCCACGCACCCGAGCGATGAGGAGTACCATCGCGAGAATGGCGACAACTGGTACCCGGTGGCTCCCGACGTGCCCGGCCTCGTCGACATCGGCGCGGCTGGCGGGATGCTCCACGACGACTGGGGCAAGATCTGCGGGCCCAGGCGGTGAGCGACGTCCTCGGAATCGCCTCGTACACCGAGGACGGCAAACGTTGGTTCCGAGCCTCGGGCCTCGGTCCCTCGTACCAAGCATTCTATGTGTGGCTGCGCAGCAAAAAGCTCAGCCTGGAGTGGACCGACTTTCCCTGGCACGGCTTTTCTTTTGCCGATGAGACCGACGGCGACGAATTAATATCGCGCTTCTCATCATCATACATCGGGCATGATGACGATATAGATGAGTGATGAGCAGCAGACGCAAAAGACAGGCAGTCGTCGAGGTTGAAGAGCTGAAGATGTGGCTGGCCGTGCGCACCGACATCCGGATGTCGCGCGGCAAGCTCGCCACCCAGGCGGGCCACGCCTATTCCTGGCTCACGGTCACGGCGCTCAAGGACGCCGCAGCGGCGATGGCCTCCTACCTTGCCGCATCGACGCCCAAGATCTCGGTCAAGGCGAAGAACGAGCAAGCCCTTCGGCGCATCGAGACCGAGTGCAAGGCCGCGGGCATCCCCTGCTACCTCGTGGTCGATGCCGGGCGCACGGAGTTCGGCGGCCCCACACCCACCGTCATCGCCTTCGGTCCGGCCCACCGGTCGAGCCTGCCGAAGTTCCTCCAGGGACTACAGCTCCTGAAGGATGAGGAGGCCGACGAGAAGGAGGAGGGGAAGTGATCCCCGAGAGATTTTTCGGCGATCACGGCTATCTCGCCGACTACATCGGGTACGCACACTCTCTGGGCGTAGAGGCTTTCACGAGCAATCGCATCACCGAGGCGTTTGAAGCCTCCCTTATCGAAGAGCTTCCCTTTATCGTGGACACCAGAGAAGGCACACTCAGTCTCTGGGTGGGCGATCCACCTGTAGCCGAAAGTCTTTCTGATAAGTGGTTCGTGTTCTGGCGCGGCTACGTAAATGGACAAGGCTGCGTCCGATACATGTTCGCGCAGGAGAGTGACGCGATCATCGCGAGATTTCACGTTCGGGCCGAGCCATGATCGACCACTCCTACCTTAGCCCCGACGGGCGCGTCTCCACGTGCTTCTTCGCCTCGCTTTGGAACCGGCCTCCCTACGATGACATGATCGTCTCGAACGCCGTGAAGGCGATCCTGGCCGATTACCTCCCCTTCGTCGTGCATATCGGCGTCGATCCGGGGCATGAGAGCCCGATCTGGGATTGGCTCTACGAGAACGTCAGCGGCGCATGGCATGACCACGCCGGGTTCTATGGTGACCTCAAGATCCACTTCGAGGACGAGGCCGACGCCGTAGCCTTCCAGCTCTTCCGCGTCTGATATCATGATCGACAGCAAGTATCTTAACCGGAATCGTTATATCCGAGACGCCTGGGGAGTGGCCTCGGACATCAGCGGGCACGATGTACCCGAAATCGCGAGACACTCATGGGACTACATATTCTCGACATGGATTAGTCCGGCATTGCCGCACAAGTTCCCCGGCGTCTACGACCAATGGGAAGTGCTGAGACAGCACGAAGCAACCAAGAGCTTCACCGGTGCATGGACGGCGCGCCTACACAGAACCGACTCCGTCGAGCTGGTATTCCATTTCGAGGATGAGGAAGACGCGATCATCGCGCGCCTCATCGCCGGGGGCAGCCTCTGATGCCGGAAGACATCCGGGTCTGCACCTTCCATAGGCCGATCCTACCAGACCACGTTGGTGAAGGTAACATCCTCGGGCAATCCTATTTCTCCCAGTATTTTCGCGATCCGGACTTCGCCTGCGTTTCCATTCGTGACGTCATCATTGGTGCGGTTAAGACCAATCTGCCGTATCATGTCGTCTACAATTCTGATCTTACCGGCATCATCGAATGGCTGTCGGACAATACCTCTGGCGCGTGGTTCGACGTTTTCGATGACGGCACAACCCTGTTCTGCTTCCAGCGACAGGATGACGCGATCGCATTCCGCCTAAGGACATCATGAGCACCGAAGGCGACATCCCCGATCGGATCGATCCCTGTTATCTCGACGTCGACGGCCGCCTCCAATATGGGTATTTTACCGCACAGATCGGATCTCAAGGGATTACCAACGAGGATTGGTGCGATCGTCGGGATGAACTTCTCAAGACCAAGCTTCCCTACTTCCTGCCCGTGAGCCGCAACTGCTTCGATTTGCAGCTCTACCGGCATTTCGAAGACGCGCTCATGGGCGCGTGGCGAGAAGGCACCTACGGAGATGATAGGGCCTGGGGTGTGCGCTTCGAGCTTGAGGAGGATGCCGTCTTCGTTCGCCTCCTGCTCAGCGGGATGGCCTGAGGATCCTGCGGTACCGCTCGCTGCGAAGATGATGCGGAACGCGTCGAGCTTGTCTATAATAAAGACAAGCTATGATCGATGGCAGATACAAGACCAAGAACAACTTTGTTCACTGGGGCTTTTTCGATACACTTTTCAGTACGCAGCGGCCGTATGATGAGTGGAAAATCGACTATTACGCTGCCCTCGATACATACCTGCCGTTTCGGGTCGATATCACCAACACGCTCATGAATGCGTCGGACATCTTCACCCAGCACGAATGCGTGCCGCAGTTTGGCTGGCGCAATTTCATCGACGGCGGGCGGTTCCTGATCGCCTTTGAGGATCAGTCGGATGCTGTATTGGTAAGGCTGCTGATTTCTCCGGGGAAGCGATGATCGACCCTAAATACGTCAACGCAGAAGGTCATCTCTCTTGGTACTTCTTTGCCAAAGAGGGACAGGTAGATTTCGACGCTGATTGGGAAGCATTATACGCAGAGAGGATGTGGAAATATCTACCGTACGCCGTAGCCATCCCCGATGCCATTTCGCCCATCAAGGCCACAGGATGCTGGCACGGGGAGCCGAGTGGCGCTTGGCGGATCTGGCGGCATGACGAGGTCACCTACATCCACACAGAGACCGAGGAGGATGCCATCATTCTCCGTCTCGCGGTCGCCTCGGGAGACGCATGATCGATCGCCGGTATCTCGACTCCGATAACCGGCTCAGCTCCTTTTTCGTGATGTTCGCCGTCGCCGAAGCTGGCTCATCCGAATTCCCCTATGTCGGCAGCAAGGAAGAAATCCTCTGCCAGTATCTCCCCTACAAACTTCCAATCCAAGTGTCTCACTGGCGGATCCCGTCACAATGGTATCGCGACAACATCGAGGGCGCGTGGTATGAGACCGTCTTAGATTTTGGCGACCGTCGACACACAGTCCGCAAGGTCTACGTCATGTTCGAATTTGAAAGCGACGCTATCATCTACAGATTGCTCAACACATGAATTTTCCCGAACATTACGTCGCATCAGACAACTGCCTCGAATACGCCTATTTTAGCGATTATCTCGGGATAACGATGACGAACTATTGGCAGAATGCGGAAGAGATTGACGCCGCAATCTTGAGCATTCTCCCTCACCGGGTGGTCGTCCCGCACAAGAAGGTCACTGATTTTTCAGACAATTGGCTCGCTGACAACACGACCGGGCTTTGGTTCTTCTATCACACGGAGAATCCGCTTAATCTGGCGTTCTACTTCCGCAACGAGGAAGACGCGGTGGCGTTTGCGTTTGCGATGTCGTAGAATATCAATAATATTGATTTTATTGCACACGCAGAACTAATCTGGATGATGTTTGAACATCTTCCGGATTACGGCAACTATAAGGTCTGTTACGCAGATCCACCCTGGGCTTTCAAGACATACTCTGACAAAGGGCAGGAGAAAGCACCCGAAGCACATTACTCGACGATGAGCCTCGACGACATCAAGGCCATGCCTGTCTACGACATGATGGATAAGGACGCGGTGCTGCTGATGTGGGTGGTCAACCCGCTGCTTCCGCAGGCGTTTGAGGTCATCACCTCCTGGGGCTTCACCTACAAGACGCTCGGCTTTTCCTGGGCCAAGCAGAACAAGAAGAGCGAGGGGTTCTTCACCGGGCTCGGCTACTACACCCGGGCCAATATCGAGCTGTGCCTGCTGGCCACCAAAGGTAAGCCGCTGAAGCGCAAGAGCCGCGGCGTTCGCCAGCTCTGCGTCTCGCCTCTGCGAGAGCATTCCCGTAAGCCCGACGAAATCGGCGACCGGATCGAGGCGCTGTTTGACGGCCCGTATGTCGAGCTGTTCGCCAGGACCGCGCGGCCGGGCTGGTCGGCCTGGGGGAATCAGGTCGGCATGTTCGCGCTGCCGACGGACAACGCGGAGGCAGGTGCTGCGGACGACAATGCCGGAGATGCCGACGAAAATTCCGACGACAACATCTGAGCATCAGAAAAAGAAAGGGCCCTGAGCGGGCCCTTCTCGTATCTACTGGATGCCGGTGAACCGGATCTCCATGAGCTTGGCAAAGACGCGGTCGACCACCCGGTCGACGATGGTGTCGATGCCCAAGAGGCTGCGGACCTTCGACGCTTTCTTGCCCTCGGAATGCACCCTGTAGATCGGGACACCGCGCTTCACCGCGTAGAGCAGGGCCGACTGCACATCGCCGATCTCGTCGACGAGGATCCCGACCTTGTCACGGGCGAGGAAGTGATCGCCGTTCATCTCGCTGTCCCCGACCTGAGGCCGATGGCGGAGGACGTGTTCACGGAATGCCTCGTGCATCTCCACGAGCTTGCCCTCGAAGCTCTTCTCCTGCTCCGCAGTGGGGACCGAGAATGGGGTGACCGTGCGCTTCATGTCGCCCGCGGTGAAGGTCCGAAACTGCACGCCCAAGCGCTGGAGGGCTTCGGCGAAGATCGGGAACTCGGCGACGACACCGATCGAGCCGACGACGGCGAGCGGCGCCGCGATGATCTTGTTGCACACACAGGCCATCATGTAGCCGCCTGAGGCCGCGATCTCGTTGACGAAACCCGTGACCCTCAGGCCCGCGCGGATCAGCCGATCGATCTGCTGGGCGGCATTGCCGTAGGCGATCGCGCTGCCGCCGGGCGAGTAGATCGAGAGGAACACCAGATCCCCGTCCTTGGCCGCCATGATCGTCGCGTCGACATCGCGCTCGAATTTGCGGAACACGTCGTCCTTGTCGCGCGTGTCGAAACTGAGGAAGTAGATGGCGGGATTCGTCTCCACGTAGACGTTTTTCGTCAAGTTCTTGCGCGCAGCTCGGGTGAGCAGCGAGCTGGCGACTTCCTCGTTGTACTTTGTGATCTTCGTCTTGAACTCGTTGGTCTTCATCTTCATTCTCCCGGCCGCGGCTCGGCCCAGACGACGGATTTGTTCTTCGTGGATATGCCGAAGCTTCGGATCTCCGTGAGCTTGCACATGTGGACGACGCGGACGTCACCGGGCCCATCCGGTTCCGTGCTCCGGATGCCGGTCAGACGTTCGACATGACTGACGAAGCCGTGCCGGTACCCTGCGGCGTCGACAGGCTCCTGAAAGTATTCGGGATCGCCGGTGACATCCTTGACGAAGTGGTACCCGGGTGCGGCGCTCTCGCAGAGGCAGGCGAGGGCGGCATCGGTCAGCGGTGGAGATTTTGGCAGAAGAGCGAGAATGCGGTCCGCGTCCTCCCACCAAGCTCCCCGCTCCGCCGTGAAGTCCGCAAGGGTTTGGCTGAGCAGGAATTCGTGGCGCTCGTAGAGCACGCGCGCGATCTCAGTGCGTAGTGTCCCCGCGGGCGTGTCGATCTGCTCGGCCGGGGCGGCACGAACGGGATGGAGGACTTTGCCGACATCGGCGGCCCTGACGACCGTGATCCTGCCATCCTGCCGACGCACCAGCCAATCCCCTGCCTCCGTGGCGCTATGCCAGGAGAGATCGACCCACCATATTGCGCCCTCGTGGTGCCGGACCGTGTCGTTCCCGATCGCCTCCTGCAACCAGACCGGAAAGGCGGAGAACGGCCGCTCCGAGAACGCGCGGTAGGGTGGATCGAACGATACTGAGCGGGCCCTGACGTGCAGGACCTGCACGGCCTCCACGTCCTCATCAACACCCTGATCCCTGACCACGTAACGAAATTTCGTCGCGTCGGTATTGGCGCACAGGATCTCGATCCCCCAGACCAGCTCGTGAAGATCCTTCGCGCGAGAGAGCTTTTGTGAGATGCGATCGTCCGAGACTGCCTGCTCGCCAGCCTTCCGGGCATCCTTCAAGGCGAGCGCGGTCGCGAACTGTAGGATCCGCGGGGACGTGTCTTGGGGCAGGTCAAACGGCATGGTGCTCAGTCCGCGATGTCGGCGGGGAAGGTGACCTTCTCAGTGCCGCCGTTGTAGTGGATGTTCAAGAGCCCCCAGCTCCGGAAGCCATTAACATCGACAGTTCC